CTGTGTCGGTAAAAAGATATGATGTGATAGGTATAACTGATGATTCTGTTCCTATAAATGTACCTCCACCAAAATAATCACCAAGTTGTTTTGGTAATACACTACTATATGGTGGGGACAACTGTGTTAAAGAAGGTAACGCAACCGAACCTAAATTAATTAAAGTACCATTAGGAGTATATGTTGATGACGCATCATCAGTGGACAAATAATAATAAGGTAAATTAGATGTGTATGCGGTATATTGACCAGGAGTTAAGTCAAAGGTAAATGACTCAAAATATAAATTTGTGGTTGTGTTGTCAATAGTATTATGTGATAACGGTTTCACCCCTGATGCGGATTTTTGTATAGGGTAATTTAAGTAATATTCTCCAGTTATTATTGGTCCGGTTCCATAAGATGTATTTCCAAAAATATAAGATAAGTCATATGACATTTCTTGTTTTGGGGTAAATGGATCAACACCTCTTGTTAAAATTATTATTTCATAAGTATTTTTAGTGGTATCAGGTATATTATCAATTGCATAACCAGTATTATAAATTACTGGTCCAGAACTACAATTATCATATACAAATTTAATTTCATGGTGCAAATAACCTAAAGGGAATCTATTAATATTTGTGTTATCGTAATTTGTATCATTAATAAATTCATTATACGTATAACCTGTTATTACTTGGAAATATTCAACATCTGTTGGGTACTGTAGATATGATTCTGTTTCTCCTGTATTAATAACAAAAATGTTTGATGAAAGTTCTGTTGTACCATTACCCGATGGGTCGGCAAAATATATTGTTTTGGCAATTGGGGTTATAGTATCTCCTGTTTGTGTGGTACCCGTTATTGCCGTATTATTAAATTGATTTTCAGTTGATCCAGTTAAATTACTCCAACCTCCCGATAAGTTCGGGTCTTGGAAAGAAAATATTTCACCAATACCTAATTGTTGTTTAGTCCCTGCCTTTGTCATAATGACCAAAACTTGATCTTCAAATGGAGTACTTGGCGTACCAACTAAAGACGGATTAACAACTGTCTTTATTTTATTTACACCACTATTTGGGGTATTACTTGTTGAGTTATAAAAATATTTATCTCTCGTATTAAATTCATTTAATTTTTGTGGGTATGTCTCTTGTGTTGGGTAGGCAAAATATCTTTCGTCGTTACCACCGCTTTTATTACCCGCAAATAAGAATGGTTGTGGTGCGTGTAATTTATATTTATCCACAGAATCTAAAATATCATAACCTGAAAATATCCTTTGGTAATCCAAAAGGGCATTTGTTAAAATATCTCCTGTAATTTCTTCTTCAGCTACCGCATTTGTTAAAGAACGATATATTCCACCACCACACCAAAATGGACCACAAGACTGATCCGTAACACTACAATCAGGGTTCGCCTGATTTAAGTTAGGGTGAGGTGTTTTTGCGTACGTTCCAGGAGTACTTAAAGCCGCCAAAAATGTATTATCTGTAGAAGTTGTTGCGGGATTTCCTGCGTCGACTTGTTGGTTATTATATTCATTATTTACTTGTTGTGTTACTGAACTAACATCAAAATCATCGTCAATTTCCGCACTACCACAGTCACATGAACAGGCATTACATTCAGGATAAGATAACATAGGTAATCCAATTCTAGGAAAACCTTTTAATCTTATTATGAATACAATTACAAAAGCAAAGAAAACCAAATATAATGCTAATTTAAATACCGCCTGTAATATTTGCCAAGCGGTTCTAAGTATTACCCCAATGTTAAACACGGGTCCTCCAGGAATTGCAACCGCGGCACTTTCAAGTGCCGATTGTATCGCATCTATTGTTTCTCTAACTTGTATGTATAAAAAATACAAACATAATATAACTAAAACCCATTTTAAAACAGGCCAAGCCCAAGCAACAAAGTGAGCCACAAATAATACCACCAATATTGGGAATGTTAATATGTTTAATAGTAACATCGCCAAGAAATATATAAAATCAAATTTTTGTACCGCATCATTAACAGGGAATGGATTATTTTTAGAAATACACTCCCTATCATCAATCTCTTTAATCCCTAAATGTCTTGCTCTAGATATACCGTTCTTATAACGGTCTAAAAACATTGCGGTAGTATAAACCTTATTATAATTAAGTTCAAAAAATCTATCCTCACAATTGATTGCCTCTTGAATCATTGTGGAATCCCCATAATCGTCCCAATCTAAACTAAATGCGTATGACCTAAAAGAATCGTACGCCGCCTGATCGTAGAATGTGAATTCAAAGTCTTGTGTTTGAGTTGTGTCTACCGCATTTGAGTTTATTCCTATGTTGGCCCCAGGTGTGTTAATTGGTATACTACTTAAACTTCCTGTATATGGTACACCGTTTATTGTTATAGTAACGTCCTGAGAGTTAACATAAGATTGTAAAATTAATCCACCTGTTTGTGCGGGTAATACTATTGCAGGATTTAAACTTGTTGTGGTACCAGGAACTGAAACCGAATAATTTAAAGGAACACCTAATGTTGGATCCGCGGTTGGTGTTGTTGATGCCCAACCATACTCTTTAATATTTGGAACTAAGAAATTCGCTCTCAGTATTTCGCTTTGGATTCCTCCGTCATTTTGCCAACTAACTTTAAATCTGTATTTACCTTTTGTTGGAATCCCTACTGTGGGGTCCAAAGAAATAATTTGATTACCAAACTCATCGGTAACAATGTAATCTAAGTTCATTGGGACTTTTAATAAGTAAGTTCCGTCACCGTCAATTATTTTACCCCCTTGTTCTATTTCATATTCTTCAAGTGCTGGGTAACCATTTCCATCAACATTTATTGTTTGTCTTATTGCCGATACTCTACCTTGTCCCGCCTTTAATGAACAGAATGTACCTGCCGCCAATGGAACTCTACAATTTGTTTTTAATGCTTGTTCGTCTTGGGTGGTTGCAATTGATCCCATAAATGCCGCAGTTGGTTTTATGGTTAAATTTATCTCTTCAGACAAGTCAAAATCTTGTCTTGTAATTCCAATGAAACAAATATCAGGTTCTCCCCATAATGGTTCAACATTAACTTGTTTAACTAATGTTATAATTTGTGGTAACTCACTTAAATTGTTTGATGATTTAAACTTAGAACCGTTAAATTGACTTTCAACCGCAAATCCACTATCTATTAAATCTTGTGGTGTTAATGAAAAACATCCTATGTTTGAAAGGTCAAGGTTCATGACAAGGGTTTGTTGTCCTGTCGGTACCCCAAAAATCATAAAGTCACCACTATCGTTTGTTGTTACTGTGTACTTATAATATTTGTCATAAACTTCTATTACCGATCTTTCAAGAATTGCTTCGTCTCTATCAAAGAAACTACCCGTTGGTACGTGACCTAAATACTCAGGAGATTTAGGTAATAAATTATATTTATACCCATCTTCATTTTTATTATTTAATGTTTTGTAAGGATATAATTCACTTATAATTGGGTTTAACTCATCCTCATTTGTTAACGGTATAAAAACAGATAACTTTGCGTTTGCAAGTCCGAATCCTCCATTAACTGAAACTCTACCTGCAATAACACCATAATCGGCACATCTTCTTTCGTATATTTCTGCTTGTGTTAATTTAAGTGATAGTATTTCTATAAAGTCAAAATCTTGATCAAACTTTAAATTTACAGATTTATCTACACCTATATTAGTTCGTATTCTATATGAATGTGGCATTAATTTCTTTTCTTGATAAATAGTTTATTTCCTATTTTAAAAGGATAACCCTTTTATAAAAAAAGGAAATTATCAAGAATATGTTACTGAAGATAAATTAACAACACTTACTCTAATATCTTTGTTTCCAAATCTAACTTGGTATATTTGTGTTGGGTCTGCAAAAATAGTGTCGGATATCAACTGAATTTCTTTTGTTGATTGATTAGAATATGGTTGTGATGTTTGTGATGAAGAATACTGTCCCCCAACTTTGTTAAAGACCTGTATATCCGATATTGACAATACTCCGTTTTCCGCTTGTATTAGTCTTCTTAATTCAGAAATATTAACATTTTGACCTAATTGTCTTGACGTTGGTGACATATATGTAGATACAATATCTATGATTTTTGCAATTATAGATCCCTGACTTTGTGAAGAATCTAAAACCACCGCAATATCAAACCCTAAGTCAATAACATTAGCACTTTCTACAGATATGTAATCATTTATCATTCTATAGTTTGATAAATAATTTGCAATATTAGTTTTTAATGCGTTTGGAACTACTGATGTAAGTGTTCCACTTGAGTCATAAGAAAGTAATTTTATTTTTATTTTGTTATTTTCCTCTACTATCGATACTTTAGATGGTGCCCCAAATTGTGAAGGCATATTTCTTAATAATGAATCATAGTCATTAACCGTTACCGCTCTATTTTGTGATGAGAAATTAAAAGAAACAAAATTTCTAATCTCCTCCAATGTTGGTGCCGCCGCTCCACCAACCGCAGCAATCGGGTTTGTACAACTTAATGAGTTTGACGTACTTGTATTAAGACTCTCAGAAGGACCGTTAACAAAGAAATTACTTTTCTGTACTTGAGTAATAACCCCAACACCGACATTACTTGATATTCCCCCACCAATTCTATACTGAATAAACAATGTTGAGTTTGATTTAAGTGTACTTCCTAAACCTAAATTATTAACGTATTTGTTTATGTTAATTGATTGTCCATTCCTTGCAAATTCCCTTAATTGTTCTTCCGCAGAATTATTACCACCACCAAAAGTTAATTTCATAAAACCTTGTGGGGTATATTCTGTAATAAATTTATCACTTGTTGTAATGTATCTACCGATTTTAATGCCAGGAGCATCCGAAGGTTTTGTTGGATCTTCAACAAAAACTCTGTCTTCAACTAAGGCCCTTACTTCATAAAATCTGTTATTAGGGGATAAAAAATCTTGATCTGAAGGTACGTTACTATATTGTGATCCGTCTTTTACAATGACACTAGTTACTCCCAACACATTTCTTTCAGGTAAAAATAACTCAAAAAATGGTTTAACATCGTTAGGTGTTATAACTCTTTTAAAAACTTTAGTTAAACCATTAAGAACTACTTCTCTTTTGGTTACTGTGTAATTTTGTATTGTACCATTTGAATCTATATTTGGCCTTACTATTCTTGAATTTGGTTGTCCTTCTCCATTATATTGAGATGAAAAATCTATATCATACACAGTTTCATATGATTGTCCTGCACCATTTACTTGAGTACCTCTTCTTAATATACCACAATATCTTATATCTTCCTTATCTCCAAACGCAGGTACAACAATAGAAAAATCAACTAATGATATTGATGGTCTTTGTCCAGGTATTTTTAAACCGTATGTTCTTGCAATGTTAAATAATGAAGTCTTTTGTTGTGCGTATTGTAATACAGTCTCTTGTATACTTCTATCAATTTGAAAATTAAGGTTGTCGGCAACTGCGGCATTTAAATCCATTAAAACGGAAAATACCGAAGCATCATTAAAATTTTGTATTAATTCAGGATAATAAGTTTTTACGTAATTAACTAATTCTGTTCTAACTCCTTGAAAATCCCTTGTTGTATATGATATTTTTTTATCTGCCATACTATTAAATATTTAAAATAATGAAATCACTACTGTTAAATGCGTCGGAAGTTATTTTATAATCAATCCTAACTCTTGCAGTATGTTCTTTTTGTGAAATGTTTGGTACGGTAAACTCTCTTTGATCCTCACCGTTTATAAAAGTACCTTTGTCTTCATACTCTGTTGAGGCGTCTGTAATTAACACATTAGTAATTAAAACCCCAGGCATGAATTCCTCAACGGAATCTCTAATTTCAGCCTCTATTTCGGCAAATGTTGGTCCGTCTAATGGTTCAAAAATATATTCATATAATCTTGATCCAAAATCAGGTAAATAATATCTACTTCCTTTTCTTGTTAATAATAAATGTATAAGATTAGTTCTAACTTCTTCAGAAGCGTAATCTGTTAAATCTAAATATTTACCGTTAAAGGAATCCCTAAAAGGGAAAGTAATCCCGTAAGTTATACCATTTGCCATATCTAATAAATATAGTATTCGGATATTTTATATAAATAAAAAAATCACTGATTTCTCAGTGATTCTTTAATCTTGTGTTTCCTCTTTCAGACATAGGTTCATAGGGACAATGTAAACATCCGTTTCCACAACATCTACCCCTTTTCATATGAAAAGATTCTGTCATTACTATATTACCGTTTTTATCCTTATAAAAGTCAGGTTCAGGAGATTTTTTTGTTATCTCCCGAACATATAACTGTTGTATCCAATCTTTAGATGCACTTACTGTCATTTTAATTTTATTATACTATTTCACAAGCCCCACCAGCACAAGCGGCTTCCCCTCTAAGGTCGGTATTATCTTGTAACTCAATAACTTTTGTAAGATCCACATCTTTTAATGTGTTTAATAATCTATCAAAATCTTCTTTTGTACAATCTTCAAAAGGTGCTTGGGTATAAGTTCCTCCGTTATAAGGTAATACAGATAGTCCATTATAAAACTTACGGTTATCCCACATCCATTCACCAACTAATTCCCATTCGTCTTCTTTAATTGAAACTGTTGCCGATACGTTATGGGTATTTTGTCCTGTTCTATGACCTGGTTTAATCCATTCTTGTGCAACTTTTTTAACTCTTTCCAACATTTGGAATACTGACTCGTGTCTTATGATAGCACCTTCAGGAGCTTTTTGTGGTATACCAATAACTGCAGTATCGTGAGGACGGAAAAACTCATCTTCAATCAACTCAGGGTGATTAATCGCCAAGTAATTATAGATTGATTCATTTTTACCTACACGGATTCTTCTTAGGTAATAATCGTTATGCCAAGCGTGGATTCCTGACGATGTACCCAATACCAATGATGAGGTTCCGGATGGTTTAACTGTCGTTGATCTTGCAGATTTGTTAATTCCAATAAGACCTGCAACCCTTTCATTTTCTTCTTTAACGGCTTGAGCCGCCGCTTTCATATCATATCCTAAAACAACACCCGAACCGATTCCTGTCATTCCAACACCAATAAGTGCGTCTTTTTCAGTTGTTCTTTTCCAAACGTCTCTTAGGTAATGGAAGTCAGTATAACCTGCTTGTAATGTTCCAATGAATGCGGCCCCTTTAACTCTTTGTTCAAAATCTTCTTGTGATTCAATATCAGACGCATTTACTTCACATAAGTTACAAAACTGGTTAGGACGAAGTGCAATCTCACAACAAGGATTAGTTCCCCAATCTTTATCGTTTGACAAATAGATACCAGGTTCTCCTGCTCCTGATAACTCAATACGTTTCCAAAGACCCATAAAGAATTCTTTTGTAATTTTGTGACGAAGAAGTACTGCCGAGTTATTTGCTCTACCTCTTTGTGCATTTTGTTCCCACCAATTACCTGACTTACAAGAAATCATTTCTTCATCATCAGCCGAGAATAATGAGATAAGTGCCGCTCTTCTAATACCACCTGCAAGTACTGCGTCTGCAATATGACATATAATATCGTGAGTTTCAATTGATGTTAATTTTTCACCATCTTTTTTGTTATTTAAAACTTTTGTTATGTGGTGGATACAATCTTTTAACGGTTGAGGTCCTGGGGCTTTTCCTCCAGAAGTAACCAATAAGGCTCCTTTATGTCGGATATCCGAAAAATCAAACACAGGGGTTGACGCTTTTGTACCCATATATGACTCAATAAGTACTTTAATTGCGTCTGCCCATCCTTCAATTGAATCTCCAATTAAGTACCTTCTTGTTCTTGTTGGATTTGGTTTTTTAATTTCTGGTAGTTTATCTACGTGGTGTCTTTGTACCGAGAATCCTACACCTGTACCTCCTAAAAGTAAGAACATTGTCTCCGAAAATGCATCCGTATGGTCAATAGGTAGGTAAGCACAGTTATAAACTCTATTTGGTGAAATCTCAATCGGTTTACCTCCAAATTGTAATGATCTCATTGATGGAAGAATTTTTTTATCATATACCATTTTGTATACGTTTTCAATTTCTTCTTTAATTTGTGGGTATTTTTTTTGGTGCATTTCTTTGTTTCTTGTTACCAATTCTTCCCACGATTCCCTTCTATTTAATTCAGGAACAAATTTAGCGTATTTCATATACACTGTAATATCACTCAATATTTTTTGTGAAATATCCATATTATTTAAATTTAATTATTTTATTTTTATTCAGTTTTTTGATTCTCTCGTTCTTTTCTTTTTTCTAACAATTCTTTAACCCTTTGTCTTTGTCTTTCTTCTTTTTGTTCTTCAAGACCTAAGAATGTGGTTGTAGATTCGGTATCAATGTCAATCATAGCGTTATCAAATTTACAATTTTCAAAAACCACACCGTCATCTCCGACACGAGACTTGGTAATTGCAATTGTGGCTAATTTCATTTCTTTTTGTTGTAACGTTTTTGCTACTGTAATAATAACGTGACCTACTTGAGCCTTTTTGATTGATCCTCCCATTTGATCGGTTGTAACAACTTGAGAAGATATAGATGCTCTATTACCTTGTGTTGCAGTCCAACCAACAAGATTTAATTCATGACACATAGCCTCAAATCCTCTCATAACCGAACCTTCACTTTTCCATTCGTCACCCAAATTTTTATCAGGAACGATACAGTCAATATAATCCAAAACAATCATGTCTATCTTAATTCCGTCCGCAATCATTTTTCTGATTTCGTTCTTTATTTGAGTCATTGTTTTAGTATCTGAAGGTAGTTTTTTCAAATCTAATGTGTTTGGCATTTTTTCTTTGATTTCTTTTACCTTATTCATCACCTCTTCTTTTTTTTCTGATAATTCATCAGGGTGAATCTTTGTCCAAAGGGTAAAATGTTTCCTTTGTATCACTTTTGGGTTGTCTTCAAAAAATACTTGAAGAACGTTAAATCCTAAGTTAAATGCGTGATTTGAAATCTTTGTGAGGATAGTAGACTTACCTACTCCTGTTGGTGCCAATATAACACCGATCTCACCTTTTGCTAATCCTCCTTTTAACAACCTATCAATTCCTGGAATTCCCATTGGGATAGGGTGTCTGTAATCCTCGTCCAAGACTTGGTCTAAATTTGAGAAGACATCCATTGTTGTAGTGTCTTTTGACCCAACAAGTAGGGCTTCTCTAACCAGTTCTTCTAGTGTGTCATAGTTTTCAAACTCACCACCGTCTATGATTTTTTGTGCCTTTTTCATTACTTTCTGTAACTCTTGTTGTTTACAGAATTTAAGTGCCTTTTCTTGTACGAAATCTACACCATCGATAGGTGCGTCCTTGATTTTTTTAATTGTGTCAAGAACTACTTTAACTGCGGTTTCTTGTTGTAATTCGGATTTTGCGACTTGTTCTAAGGTATCAAACGATGGTGTATGCTCGTATTTTGTATAATACTCTTTTACCATCTGAATGATAATCTTAAAGTACTTATTCTCAAAATAATTATTTTCAATAACGTCAATAATTGAGTGAGAAAATTCTTTATCTAAAATGATTTGATTAAGTAATTGTATCTGAAAATTGTTACCGAGATATTCAAAATTTTTATTAGTCGCCATAGTTTTTCTTTCTGTTAGTAATGATAAATACTCTTACTTTTGAATAAATTGTGGGTAGAAATAATTAAATTTTTTGCCTGAAAAAATGTCAGTTAGGTCTGTAAGTACCTGTTTTAACTTTGGCCGTAGATCTACGGTATATCTTACCTTTGGTGGGTACACTTTAGCGTCAAATGATCTCTGACAAATTATCATGTTATCAACTTTAACATAAAGGTTAAAGTTTTCAAGTCCTTCTGTAATTGAAGTGTTCAATACATCTGGATTTTCAGTAATCTCATATCTGTTTTCCAACATATAAACTACCGATCTCATTTTTAAATCATACTTAAGGTCATTACAAAATGTCCTTATATAATCATAAAACTCTTCCGATTTGTGGGCATGTTTATTAAACCCTTTTACATTAAAAAATCTTTGTACTACGATGTTGTCATTACACATCAACAAAAATTCTAACTTAGTTACGTCTTGTTCTTTCATTTTTACTTTTTTGTTCTGTTTCTAAAATTTGTTTTTTCTTTTCTTGATAGTTTTAAAAATGGCTTTAAAAAATTAACCCAAGCATCATCACCCTTTGGTAAATATTTAAAGAATCCGTCATCCATCATCATTCTAATTAAGTTCCTGTGACCCCTTCCATCAGGATCCAATGACTCTGAGTAATACGACTGAACTAATTCTTTTCCTTCTTCGGAAATTAAAGGTTTTGATAAATCAATTAATTTTTCGTTTATCACAAAAAACTCATCTCCAAATATCCCTTCCTTTGTTTTTCCACTTAAAAGATTTTTTAAAACCATATTATCTTTTTGTTCTTTAAGTAACTCTTCACCCTTTGTTAAAATATCGGTAAAACTAATTTCCTTTTCAAGTATTTCAGGAAATAATTTTATAAAAGTTTTTTCACCAAGATAAAAGATACCATCAATATTATCCGAACTATCACCGGTTAATATCTTATAAGTTTTAACATTATAATGTGGGATCTCTGTTTGATCAATTTTGATTGTATCCCCATTTTTAAAGTACTTCTTTGCTTGTGGCGAATAGATACTTACCTTTTCAGAAATAAGTTGTGTGAGGTCTCTATCTGACGAAAAAATTGTTTTATCCTCGTCTTCAGAAATCTGACAATAATAAGCAATTAGATCATCGGCTTCAGAATTCTCAACATCTAATTGCCTTACAAACATTTCTTCAAGATATTGTTTAACCCTTTGTTTTTGGTTTGAGAAGGACTCTTCTCTAAATTCTTCGGGTTTAACGGATTTACGGTTTAATTTATATTTTGGGTATAACAATCTTCTTTGTGAAGAACTTGTTTCTCCGTCCCAAAATACAACCACTTTATTGTAGTTATTTTCTTCAAGGAAACGTCTTACGGTATTTAGAAAGTGCCAAATACCGCCAACGTGTTCTCCTTTATTAAAGAAATCTTTTACTCCGTGAAATCCAATTTTTAATAGGTTGTTTCCGTCAACCAATAACGTTTTTGTCATTTCTGTTAATTACAGGGTTCTTACTATGATTCTTCTTTTTCTGTTTTCAAATCAAAATCACCATCAACTCCGATAATTTCTTTCCAATACTCAGCGTATTCTTTTTTGTATTGTTCAATTGAAGCCTTCTCTTCAGAAGCCTCTTTTCCAGGTAAAAATCCATGTGGTGTTATAATTATTTTCCCATCTTCAAACCCAAGTCCGTTGATGTGGTTTTTCATAACAGATACCTTTGTTCTCGACGCAAATTTAATTGTTCGTTTGTCTTTGGTTGCCGTGATTTTAGTTGTTCCAGCCCCTTTTTGATTTCCAAATAAGAATACCAATGATGAGTTTAACCAAATTGCTTCACCACCTTTTGCTTTAATTTTTGGTTGTCCAAAAGGATTATCAGGTAATTCAACCCAAGGTTGGTTTACAATGATTAATGTATTTTCGAATTTAGAATCAGATTTACGTGATCCTGAAATACGTTGGTTAATACCCATACCAATTTTGTCAGCTAAAGTAGACGCATTATGTTGTTTACCTCCTTTACCTTCAAAAGTCATTTTACAAGGAACAGAACCAACTGAATCCCACATAAAACATAAACTATAATCTAATTCTCCTTTTTCTTGTGCATCTAATAAAGAATTTATGTAATCGGTAATTTGTTCTATATAACTAAAGTTATTATTGAATATGTAAAACCCGTCCCAATCTAATTCTCCTGTCTCTTCATCAACAACTTCTTCACATTCAAATCCCATAAGTTTTGCGTGTTCAAAACTCCATTTTTGTTCTGTAATAATAAACACAGGAAGAATACCTTTCTTTTGTGCATCTACTGCGGTTTTAACTAAGGCAGTTGTCTTACCAGTATCAGAATGTCCCAAGAACATATTAATATGTCCCATCGCCGGACCTGGTAATCCAACTGCGTCTAAAAATGACTCTCCAAGATCAAAAAATCTTTGTGGTTTATATTTTGCAGACGTGGAAAATTTCTTCTTTAATAAACCGAAATCTGTTTTTTTAATTGCCATCTTTGTTTTGTTCTTTTAATACGTTTAACATTTCCTCAGTTATTTCAAACTTTTCTTCCCTTTTAATGTTGTACTTGTAAATAATTTCCAACATTTCAAGTTTACCTTTAGCATTTGACATTTTTTCTATCACTTTATCTATTTCTTCTAAATGTTGTGGGTGTTCTCCAATAGCAACGGGATTGTTGAAATAGATTAAAATAGTCGCTTCGGCTTCCGCCATTTCAGACCTATACTTTAAGCATAGTGCCTCATACATTTTTTCAATTATTTTATTCATATATTTTTGATTTTAAAAAGTAAGAACTTGGACACCTTGTCTAAGTAGATGTCCAAGTTCAATAAATTAGAATGGTAATTCTTCATCCACTTGGTCGTTAGACTGTGGATCCTTTACATCATTAATTGATTTTTTACCTCCACCCATTGTAACATTTGATACTTCGTTATTTGAGTAAGCGTATTTTCCCGCATCAGAATCCCATCTTGGTGTTTCTCCTCTTGCGATTGACTCAAGGTATTCGATAGGTTTTTTAGAATAAACATCCTCCCAAGTAAGTTTGTCAGAAACCCACTCATTCATAGTGTTTTCATCTTCATGAACAGATGTAGGATCATCATACATAACCGTTTGAATTACGGTATAGAATGCTCCTTTTGGAGTTTTTGCCTTTGTCAACTCAAGGATAAGGTCTCTTCCTTTTTCGGAATCAGCAACGTCTCCTTTTGCCTTATAGATAGGAATAATTTTATCAAAAATACCTTCTTGTTTGTAGTTGTGCTTAAATCTCCAAAATTTAACTCCATCTTCTTCTCTGTCTCGGTCAATAACTTTAACAATATAAAACTTACGAGGTTTGTATTGTTTTGCAAGTTCTTTATCAGAATCCTTACCTGTTGACATTAGTTCGTCATAAACTTCACTTAATGGTGAACGCTCATTGTCATTCTTGGCAGGATCATAAAACTTTTGCCATTTTCCGTCGATAAAAATTTCATGGAACCATACTTCTTTAAATGGTGAAGAACCATCTGGTGTAGGTAAGATACGGACTCTTTTTTGTCCTTGTTTTTCGTTATCCTTAAGGATTGCCGCGAAATACTTTTTCATTCTCTCTTCTTGTGTAAATTTTGAGGTGGAAGAAGAACCACCTTGTTTTGAGGTCTCGTATTGAGCCAAAACTGCATCTAAAACATTGTTTGTCGCCATTGTGTATATATTTATTAAAGGTTTACGTAGAAAATATAGTTATAAAAAATAGGGTAGTCAATAAAGTATTTAAAAAAATTTGAGAGAGACACTGATGTCCCTCTCAAAAATGTTACATCATATCATCTTCATCTTGGCCGTACTGATTAAACGTGTCCTCGATTTGATTTGGTGAATATTGTTTTACTTCATCTGTAGTTAAAATATATTCATTTTTTCCTGATTGTTCCATTTCTTGTTGTTTATCAACAAAGAAATCAGATAGTTTTTGTTTGAATGGTCCTGAATCTAAACTTCTTAATTCTAATTTTTCTTGTGGAGTTTTAGGTCTGTACTTTTCAATTTTATCTTCAATAGATGTTAATCTATTTGTTAGTCCATCCATTTCTTTAAGTTTAGAGTCCATACCCTCTAATTGTTTAAACAAGTTTTGGAAATATTCTTCTTGTTTATCCTCAATATTTTTTTGTGCGGTAACTAAATCAGTAATATCTAATTCTTCTCCTTCTTCTTCTTCTCCTTCTTTACCAACTTCTTCAACGTCAGGATCTGTCGCAACATCAATAGGTGCCGGTGCTCCTCCTGCGTCAGGTGCCGGTGCTCCTGCGTCAGGTGCCGGTGCTCCTGCGTCAGGTGTGGGTAATCCTCCTGCGTCAGGTGCAGGTGCTCCACCTAAACCCGCCAAAGGATCTTCAGGTTCCGGTGCTCCACCTAAACCCGCCAAAGGATCTTCAGGTGCCCCTTGTTCTGTTATATAATTAGTGATAAAATTCACCCTTCTAATTTCTTCTAAAATTTTTCTGTCTATACTCATTTTATCCGTTTAATAATGTTTTTATACCAGTTTTAGTTTCTACCTGGATTTTTTTAAATTTATTCATAGTATTGTCTACTCTTTCTATAAGACCATCTTTCATTCTTACAACATAACATTCGTTTGTCTCTAAATCACAAACTTGTTTGGTTCCGTCACCCATATCTTTTTCAGAAATCTTGGTGTTTTTACCCAAATAATTGTCTAAAATTAATTTTGTATTCATAGTTATTATTTTATTATAAATATATCGTTAGGTGTAAATGTTTTAAATTATGCACCTAATCCTAATCCATTAGCCCTATTAATCGCACTTATTATTTTATTGTTTAATGATGTTTGATCAGATGGTTGTAATTGTAAGTACACATTATCATCAACAAGATTAGGCCATGTGGTAATATATAATTTACCAAACCCTTGGGCGATTGGTAATAATGCTGGATTTGTGGTTAATTGGGCGGTAGTTAAATTAGAAAGGAAAGTATCTCCATTAGGATTTTTAGCCAAACTTAAAAATTTATTAACTAAAACTGTAATTGGATTTGTTACCGAGCTAAACGCCGCGGTTGGTATTATTTGCCCATTACCACTACTTTGACAATAGTAACTATTTGTTACTCCTGATATATATAAATCATTATCACCTAAATGTGATTGATTTAAAGGTATATTTCCAAAATTATTTGAGTTCACTTTAAATGTGGTTCCATCATAATTAGCAATATATCCGATTATGAATATATAATATCTTAATGCAGTATTTTGGTTACCTAATGGTAATTTACTATTTACGGTTGTTTTAATTGTGTCAACAATACTTGCTTCAGAAATTACTGTTTGGGTTGATGCGGAGTAGTTAAATACATCAAACGGAGAAACTAAGAATTGACCACATTGATTTGAACTTGGGGTATTAGGTCCGTTAACAGTATTCATTTTACTATTTTGTTGTCCAATTATGTTTGTTGTTATATTTGCACTTGTTGTATTTTTAACTTTATTTAAAAGTGGTGTAACAAAATTCTTATATATTGTTTGTAGATATGAATCTTGAGCCGATATCTCATAAACGGGTTGTCTTGTTCCTGAAAAAGATGTTGTAAAACTTCCAGGTCCAATAGAGTGTGAAACACTTTGTATTTGGTATGGTCCTGAGAACATGGGGACATTTCTTAGGTTAAAATACATTTTTGGTTGTATTAAAGCATTACCTAACATTGAGACATCGCAAGTATATACTCTATATTTGTAAAAATTATACATTGATTGACTTTGTGGAGTAACATTAATACCTCCCGCCTGATTTGCGGTATATTCTAACATTCTTATTTCTTCTGCGGTTTTTTGACCTGAATTCATATTAATGTCAAAACTTGTAAATATACCTTGATTAAATCTACCAACATCCATATTAAAAGCAACTAATTTATTAGACTGACCCCAATCTTGTTTTTTACTTTGATTTTCCAATAATGGGTTTTCGGATTGTCTATTAATTTGGAATACGTCGTTTCTAAAGTCACTATTAGGGATATCTAAATTCTTACTTGATTCATTTGCAAAAGTACAAACCATTTTACTTTTAGAATTTCTAAAATCAACATTTAGGAATGTACCAAAAATATCATTAGCAATTGACGTTGATCCTTGATTAGATGGGTTTGGTCTTACTGATATATCATTTACATCATAATAATTAACATACCCGGCGTAATCCAAAACGGTAAATCCACTCGCCTCTATTAGTTCTCTTAATATTTGCCAAAGTGGTCTATCAGGGGTTTTTAAAATAGATTCTTCAAGTTTATCTTTCCAAGCAACTACATCACAATAAACTTCACCTGCAATATTTCTTGATGCCCTATCTATAAATAAAAAGTCTTCAAAAAGAGAATTTTCTTTATAATCATTTCCCGCAATCCATTTATCGTTAAATGCCTTCATTTTTTCCCAAGTCTCAATTCTACCAATATTTCCAGTATAATTCGCCCTATTTGGTTGTGGGGTAATAACCTGTGAAGGTAAGTTTTTAAGGACTTCAGGCATTAATGTGTTTATAATATCATTCTTAAACAAATTACAACTTTCAAAATGACTATTTAATAATTCTCTAAATTTAAACTCATTAAACGTATTATCATTTAATTTTTGTGTTGCATATATTTTAATTAATGGGGCAAAATCTCTAATGTTATCAACAGAAAATGATATATCAAGATCAATAAAGAAATCGGTGATAAATGATCCTATATTTGTATATTCTAACTGAGGTATTGTTGAGAACCCGACATAAGTCTCTAAAGCTCTCCACTCATCAGGATAGGCATTCTGTGATTGTGCTAAAGTAGTCGTACCGTTTAATGACGGTAAAGAATATGGGGTATCTAAATTATAGGATTTAGGTACTATCTTGTCCACCAAAGGTAAACTAGTTAAACTATAAAATACTCTTTTATTGTAAAAAGAAGGATTACCATTATCAAACAATAGATCGTAATTTATAAATTTATTAAGTAAATCATAAACTAATTCTAATTGTTTATCTTTAATTGCGGTAATTGCGTTGTCACTTATATTTTCACTTATAAAAACCGATTCAGGTACTTTAAATAATTCAGTTGCTAATAATTGAAAGTTCCTATACTTTATTAAAACCGAATCTTCAGCTGATGGGGTTCCCTGTGGTGTTTTTATTATGTTGGTATAGTCATATTTTGATTTAGAAAAATTTAAAAAGTGTTCTTCGAATAAATCTAAAACTCTCTTTTCAAAAATAGAAAATATTTCGTCTATTTTTGTATATTTTGT